CCTTTACGTACCTTACATTATCATCTTGGAATATTTTTCCTTTAGCTAAGTCTAGGAAACACTTTGCCCATAACCCACACTTATTATCCAAATCCCAATTCTTTAGATTCCTGTAGTATATTATACGTACTCTAACTGGTTCTGTAATTAGTCCTACCTGACTAAACTCTTCTGTATTAAGAAATGTCTTTAATTCACTAACGATTCGTTGTCTTACCGAGTAATGGATTCCTGCATAGATAGCATTATACCCTAGATATATTTTTCGTTTCTTAGTTTTTCCTATCTCTATAAAAGTAGGTGGATTATTATAATCTAGTCTTAACATTAAAACTTAATAAATCTAATATACTATCTATTTCATTACAAATCTTAATTTGCAAAGCATACTTTTGTGGAGCATTACTATCTTCTAATATGTTAAGAAGCTCTCCCAAGCTAATCATATAGTCAACCATCTCATCAAAGGCTAATATAGATTCCTGATTTTCAAATATTTCCTTTAATTTACTCATATCCATTCTATTTTAGATCCTAAGTTCATCGGAATAAATAACGCTACTCTGCCATCGATAACAATACCACAACCCAAAGTAGGTTTCTTAGCATATACTTTCCCATAAGCCATAGCATAACTTCTAACGTCTATACCACAACCTACATTCATACCAAATATCATATCTCTGTCAGATGCTGAATAAGAAACTCCACCAAAGGAATGTATATGACCTATAACTGTTGATTGACGGCTATCTCTAGCTCTATTGATTGCTCCTTGTGCCCCACTACTTCCTGTACCATGGATATACTGAACATTATCTAACTCGTGCGAATATCCCCATTTCCAACCATCAGGATAACCAAGCATTTCATTATATGATTTAAACATTGATTTTGGGATACCAGCAGTTTGAAGTTTTCTAAATGGTAGACTAGAATGATTCCCCATACATCCATAAACATTTGGGTAAGCCTCGTACCATTGCTTATGCTCCTCTCTAGCAGCTTGTAATTCACTACCAGCAGAATGTCCATCAGGATCAGATTCGTGGTAACTAAGGGCATGAAAATCGGTATCATCGCCAATATCTACAATAGTATCTACCTGAAACTTATTAAATACTTCGTAAACAAATTTAAAATAATCTGGGTGGGTAAATGGAGCATGACGATCGCCAATAATTCCTACTACACTTGAGTTTCTAAAGCTTTTTACTAAATCGTATTCACCTTCATTTAAACGTGGTCTGTGTTGCATAGTTAATTATTTTTTGTTTAAATATAAAGATAATAACTAATATGCTAATAATCAATAAGGTAACTATAGCTATCTGCTTATAATTTGATTTCTTAGTTACAACCTTTGATTTTTCACGTACATAAACATTACGATATTCAACTACTTTTTCAGTAATTTTTATAGGTATTTGCTTTGGTAATGATATTGATGATAGGTAGTAATACTTATTCTTGAGTGTTATAAGTACCTTTACTCCATCTTTATTAGTTAAGCTAAATGTGGTATCTCTTTGTGGTTGCTTAAAACTAAACTTTAATGTATCTGACTTAATTGTAATGATTGTATCAACTATTCTAGTAGTAACCAGCTTTGTTTTGTCGATAAATATACTATCAGTCTTCGTAACTATCCTGGTCTTGAGCAATCCACAAGATGATGCAAGTAGCGATAATAATAAGAGGGGTATAATCCATTTATTTCTTTTTAGCATCTGCTGTAAATATAAAACCTGCCCCTGTAGCTATAATAACACTTGCCTCTGTCCAATTAGATTTATCTAAAAATACTGATACTAGTCCTGATATAATTATAATAAATCCTATCAAACTTGATTTCCAATTCTCTTTCATTTTCCTTGACCTTTATATTTCTTTAAGTAATTCTTACTACTTTTTATTTTAGAGCTTTTATTTTTAGAATGGCGACCAGGTCTACTAACCTTTTTATTTCCATTAAAGCTTTTAACTTCTGATATTTTAACTTTAGCCATCTTTCTTTACTATTTCTAATTCAATGCTTTTACCAACTAGCTTTTGTGTTAAATCCTTTTCCATAGAACCTAATATCCAGTTCTTTATTTTAGCTATTGTTGGATTAGGCTTATCTAAAAACCTAGACTTAGCAACCAATATACAACCTTCTGAATTTAAATGGGTATTACCTCCATGTATTCTAATTCCAGCGAATCCTGGTACTCCTAATACTTCTGGCATTATTCTTTTAAACCTAGGACTCATTGTAACCGATACCTCATAAATTCCATAAGGAATAGCAGTTGCAGCATATATCTTAGTTTTCTGTATAGTCTTTAAACTCATTGACTTCTTTAATCCTCTATCTGCATCTTCTAATGTATAGCAGTAAAATACATCATCAATAAATAAAGATCCAATAGTTTCTGTAGAAGTAAATACTTCCCTAATTAATTTTAATTTCATTTACCTAATAAATCTTTAATAAAATTCAATATACCTAAACCAACTAATGTCACTAATGCGTAAAAATAAGACTTGTATTTTTTTAAATCAGTTTCTAATAACTCAACACTTTTCTTTGTTATATTATAATCTTTTACAAGACCTCTTTGGTCAGGAAATGAAGCGTTACCAGCTAATAGGGTATGTACATCTTTAACTAGCTTTTTAAGTTCAGTAAGTTCGTCTTTAATGGTTTCTATCTCTTGAGCCATTTCACCTAATCTATTTTTTTCCAAGACAGTCATTATTAGAAGTTTTCTAACTTTTTATTAACAAAAACAAACCCTGTTATATCATTAAACTCACAAGAATAAATAATTGAATCCTGTTCAGCATATTTTAAATTCATTTTATAATCTAATAAACAAAAACTTTTTGAATCAAAGCCTGTTATCTGATAGGTAAACTTTTGTCCTATATCATAAAAACTAGATTTGAAATTACCTTGAATTGTAGCATTTAAAGTACCTATATTTTTTTGTATAGCTTGACCTATAGTACCCTGAATCCCATTTGATGCATCATCATTTATATACTGATACCACTCTGTAATTATTGCGTTTGTGACAACAGCTGCGTTGGATGCGTCATTATTTGATCCATCAAAATCATCATATCTAGCACCGTAATAAAAAGATAATACTGATTTATTTTCAAATATTTCTTTATTGTTTATTTTATTTGCAAAATAAGACCTTGAAGTAATTGTTGAAGGAACAGAATCTATTTGTTCACCTTTATATACTTGTAATGTTAAATATTCTATATATATACTTCCACCTAATTGAAATGAATATGGTTGTAATATTCTTATTGTTAATTCTCCATTTTGTGGTATTATTAAATTTTTAAAGTTAGCTGTAGGTGGACTACCACTTAAAGTTGGTAATGTGTCAGTAAAAATAATACCTCCTACACCTGTATCAACTGTATATAAATATTTTGTATTACCATCTGGGTCATTATATTTCAATGTAACAAAAACTTGTGAAAAAGCCTCAAAGGTTGGGTCTGTACTTACAATAACAGCATCATTTCCATATAAAGCATTTGCTGATATAATATCTCCTTGAGATACATTAATTGGTTGTGTTTCCCAGTATTGTGTATAATCTAATGTAATTGGATAAGACCCAGTAGATCTTGAAATAAATCTTAACCCGAACCTTCTATTAAATGGTGAAACATCTAATGTTGGATATGTAGTTTTGCTATTTGGTACTGAATTAGAACCAACATTTGATATACCAGATGCTCTTAAAGTTCCAGTAGCTAAATCAAAACCCCAAAGAAAACTGTTATATGAATTACTAGCTTTTGAAGTGTTTGTAGATACATCTAAGTACTTATAAGGCAAAGAATAAATTACTTTTTGACTTTGTCCTATCTGCCTGAATGTTGATGAGTTTAATGCAATAGCAGAATCAGATTCTGTAATATCCCCTAAATATGTTTTACCAGAACTAGCATATCTTTTAAATACCCTAGATGATTCGTTTATTAATTGGTCATAAGAAGTAATATAAAATATCCCCTGCTTTTGATAAGCCATTAACCCAAACTGAGAACAGATTCCTGATAATATAGTAAAGTAATCAAAATAATCAGCTGGAGCATTTAATAAAGAATTTTTAAATATATACATCTCATCCATTGTTATCGTTTTCGATGAAGTACTTCCATCTGAATTGATAATAACATTTGGAACAGTTTTGCTATAAGGAAAATTTATTCTAACTTCAAAACCCAATCCAGAACTATATACACAATCTAATAATAAATCCTTAATTGATATTTTATCAATAGCATTAAACCCTATATCTCTTATAGTATCTGATTCATATATAAGAGTAGATTTTATTAGTAATAAATCAGAAAAACTTAATGAAACACTAATAGGAGCTATTTCGTCTATTGTAACATCAGAAGTAGGTAAGTAATATCCCTTCCATCTAAGTACATTATCTTTAATTATCTCTAAATAAAAAGTATCTATATCGGCTAATAAAAACTCAGCTATATTAAAATCACCAATAGTTTGTAGTAATAAATTTAAATTAGCAACAGACCCAATAACAGGCTTATAAGAAGAATTACCTTGTCTATCTGTTTCGATTGTTAATGGAACACTATCTGATGTCAGCTCATAAATAGCTCCAACATAATCTTTCTTATAAATAAATGCTTGATATTGCCCAACAGAATTTGAATAAACATCAGAAAACTCTATTTCATATTTTTTTGCGTAAGCCATTAATAATATCCGTTTCTATTTTTTGATGCCCTATTCATTAATATTACTAAGTCATTACCACTAACTCTAGTTTCTAATTGACCAACCATATTATCATTACCACCCGAATTGCCTATTAAAGACTTTAATTTATCTAAAGGAGCAATTACCTCTGGATTATTTTTAGCACCTGGATATTCTCCAACTAGTGCAGCAGAAGGGCCTGAAAATATACCTCCTTTTGCTCTTGGCTTTAATCCAGGAAACATACCTTTACCACCCATTAATCCTTGGAACATTTTAAGAAATCCACCTCCACCAGCTGTTGCTGACGTTCCTCCAGTAATTGCTGCAAATATTAATGCTAATATAGCTGCTGCTGCTACTGCTGCAATTAACTTAATTATCATTTGCTTTAACATATCAACCAAACCTTTAATTCCAAAATTACCAGTTTGAATCATAGTTTCAAAAGCACTAGCTAATGGGCCAACAAGAATATGTGCAGTATCGCTCATTAAATCTCTGAAATCAAGAATTTTTTTATTCATCTCATCAAATGCCTCATTTCTCTTTTTAAGAATTTCATAAGTTGGGTCATCTGTTAATTCAGCAGCTATCGAATCAGTTCCTAAAGCATTTAATTGTTTTTGTATTTCTATTTGTTTTTCCTTGGCATCTGCTTCTGCTTCAACTGCTGATTTTGCTTGGTTAGCTATTGTAAGTGACTGTAATTTAGCTGCAAATATTTTACCTTCCTCACCAAAAAGTTTTTTATTCGCATCAAGCATCTGATCATTTAAATTCTTATATTCTTTAGATAGTGGAGATACACCTAATTCAATAACTGATTCAAGTGCTTTTTTATGAGCATCAACTAAAGTATTTGCTTTTTCTAATTCACTTGAGAATGTATCATATTCTACCTTTTTTATTTCATCTGCTAATTCTTTATATACTACAGCTAATTTTTTTATTCTACTTTCTCCTCCATCTTTTTTATCTGGCTTATCTAATTGGCCTATCTTTGCTAACGAAAGAAGATTATTTTCTAAATCCTTTGTTAATTTATTAGTTGAATCATCTAGTTTTTGCATATCAGCATTGAAATTTGCTAATCCAGATGAACTTATTGCTTTATTATATTGTTCTTGACCTTTAGCCATTCTGCTACCCAATTCAGCAAATCCACCAAACATCATTGTTTCTCTTACTATACCAAGAGCCGTATTAAATTGATTTATTTTACCTTTAGTTTTATCAAGAAAACTTGCCTGATCCTTTAAATCTGTTGCCTCTAATTTTCTCTTTTTTGCTATTTCATCCTGTAATTGGTTTTGTAGTATTTGAGCCTCGGCTTGAAGATAAATAGATTGAGTTAATTTATTTACAGCAATTGCTGTTTCTTTACTATTTATATTTTGAATACTTAGATTCTCATTAAATATATCGTAATCCTGATTTAACTTATTTATTGCCTCTTGTCTTGTTGAATAAGATAATTCCTCATTTTTAGCTATAGACAATAAAGCGTTTAGGGTGATTACATTTTCTCCAGCAGTTGCTCTAATCTTATCTAGTGAATCATTATATTTATCAGCCCCCATTGAAGCATAGGCAAATATAGTAAGTGCAGCAGTTAGTATTGAACCCATCATAGATAGAGCAATACCTAATCCCTTGGATACGTTACTAAGCATTACTATTTGGTCAATAAGTATTGGTACGTTGTTTGAAATGGCTAATAATCCAAGACCAAAACTTTGAGCAAAAAATCCAGAATCTCTTATAACCTGGCCAAGAGCAAAAGATGCAAGACGCATCCTATTCATATCTAATCCAGCACTAGCAGCAGCCTCACCAGTCTTTTGTAAACTTTGACTAGCTCTAGCATTTACTCCCTTAAAAGAAGAATCTAGTTTAGCTAAAGTAGTTTCAATATTTTTTATCTTAGCTACTAAATCACCTAAATCTGCTGTTATCTTAACCTGAAAATTACTATCCATTATCTAACTTTTTAACGACCTTTTCAAAGTCTTGTTTTGTTACTGGTTCTAACTTAGGTTTTTGGGGTTTACCTAATCTATCTGTCCAAAGAGGAAGAATCTTATCGGGAGTTTTTTGGTCTTGTTTCTTTCCTACGTTTGAATTATAGATTATAGAAATTAGCGACCTAGTATGTTCCCAATCCTTTGTTTGTCTTTTGATACTACCATAAGCATATCTGTTATAGTTTGCCCACGTCATATCGTAAAATTGATCGGGAAGAAGTCCAACATCGCATATAGCAAAGTCTAACACCTCTTCCCAACCTATTTTTTTGGCTTTACAGATTTAGATGGTGATACATTTGGACTAATCGCCTCCTGAATTTCTTGAACACCCTCAGATATTTTTATAGATTCATGGAATAGATTAATGACATCATTTATTTGTTCAATAGGCATATCATCCACCCATACTAAAACATCATCCATAGTAAAATCTACGATTTCTCTTTTAATATAAGCGTTGTTTTTTAACCCACAATAAATCAAATCTGTACAAAGTTTAATAGGATTTTCGTTATCAAACTCTAATACACCA